TAGTTGTCTCTGTAGGCTCGAGTTTGTCGGCCATACAGAGGGAGCACGTCTGACTCTTTTATCAAGAGTCCCATCTGTTGATACTGCGGAGGTTTGTATGTTTGGTAGGGAGGGGGTGAAGACGTAACCGGAACGGGTACTGTCACAGTCTTTTTCACAATGACAACCTCTTGGCGCTTCTGAAACACTATGAGCGCAACTATAATTAAAAGAGCTATAAAGACGGCTATCATTTCTTTATCAGTAATGCAGATTATAATCGGCATCGACATCGGGTATAGTAATCTAGGGTTTGTAAAGTCGACGCTCACGGATTCCTTTGAAGTACGGATTGATATGGTGGATCTCGTGAACATCAGGGCTTTACCGCATCATAGAATTCCTAGGAATCGGTGCACCCTTTATCACACCAACGAGATAAGCGATCTTATTGCGCACTTTATCCAGGAATACAGACCCATTCTGGACGAGGCCGATGTCATTTTATTGGAGCGACAGCCACCGGGTGGTTTAACAAACATAGAGGCCCTATTGTTCTACGAATTCAGAAACAAGTGCGTTCTCATTTCCCCCAATGCGATGCACGCTCACTTTAGTATAGGAACACTCGACTATGAACACAGGAAGAGAGAGACCACGAGGATAGCGCAACAATACTGGAATCTGGAACAGTTTGATAGAAAACATGACATAGCCGATGCTATATGTATGATACTCTACCACACTCACAAAGATCGAAGGCGTCACAAGATGAAGACACATCTACCATTTGAGGAATTCAGATACTTGCCTCAGTTAATTTCTGAACACAAAATAACAGATGGGTAGTGTCTACGCACCTCCAAAGTATTTCAAGGGTCTCACACCCGAAGAAGTTCGTATCCGATACAAACGGATTCTCGAGGGTTCTAGGTCAAAGTCCAATGATCCAAGAGCATATAGACCGTTCAAGACCGATAAGAACAAACCTGTACGACCTTCAAAGTACACGATTGCCTTTGAGAAAAAGTACCCAGATGCAGATAGTCTTGCGGAAAAGGCCAAGGTCACCGGAGTTCCGTTGGATATCATCAAGAAAGTATACAACAAAGGTCTGGCGGCGTGGAGAACTGGACACCGCCCCGGTGCTAGTCAACAGGCGTGGGGATATGCCAGAGTGCATAGTTTTTTAATGAAGGGGTGCACGTTCTACACGACAGATAAGAGTTTGGTGAAGGAGGCCAAGGAACGGATGGATCCTCGAGACTATGCCAGGTGGATGAGGCTTAAAAAATTATGTTGACTATAATAAAATGCAAGTCAAACTTCAACATCCAAAGGCACAACTTCCTCAACGCTCAACTCCTGGCGCGGCTGGTTACGATCTATGTAGCTGTGAAGACGTCGTCGTCCGTGCAGGTCGCAGAGCTGTTATCTCAACAGGCCTATCTGTCAAGCTACCACCGGGTGTATATGGTCGTGTGGCTCCCCGCTCCGGACTCGCTGTGAAGAACGGTATTCAGGTGGGTGCGGGTGTTATCGATCCGGACTACCAAGGAGAAATCAAGGTGGTTCTTTTCAATCACGACAACACCAATACATTTGTCGTCAAGGCTGGGTACAGGGTGGCTCAGCTTATTCTGGAAAAGTTTGAAACTTCCGAAGTCAAGGAGGTGTCAAGTTTCGATGAGGTCACGAAGCGCTCTACGAGTGGTTTCGGTTCCACTGGGCTGTCCAAGCCCGTGAAGGCCCCAGAGCCCGTGAAGGCCCCAGAGCCCGCGAAGGTCCCAGAGCCCGTGAAGGTCCCAGAGCCCGTGAAGGTCCCAGAGCCCGTGAAGGCCAAAAAGTCCAAGAAGACAATTATGTAAGACTATACTATAGATGTGGCAGTTGTTCCTGATTTTATATATGTCATAGGTCCCTGGTGGGAGACAAAACTCCTCAAGGGTGAGCCTTTATCGGTGGTACAGAGTCCGCGTGAATTTGGACGGCGTGCTATATTCATATCTTATGTTGCGCTGCTATACACTGCTTGGTTTTTGTACAAGCCGTCGTATTCGTCCTTTATGAATGCGTTGATACTATCGTTGTTGGCGAGTCTCGGGTACTATGCGCGGTATGGTCAAGAGGCTGGGTTTCCTATGCATGTGATACTGATATGGTATATACTTTACAGAGGTCACGAGTATGTGGATGCGCAGACAATACTAACAATAGCGCTTGCGTACTTTTATCAGTTTGCACAGGATTGGGTATATTTAAAACCTGCACCTATAGAAGATGATCAGTTTTGTGAAGAATACAAAGGTCGGAGGGTATCTAACTATGAAGACAGATGACGAAGATTCCGTTAAGTTCATGGGTTTCAGATATAAGAAGGATGCACTGAACTGTGTCAGATTTATAACAAAATACAGGTATGAGACGGGAAACTGGCCGGTTCTCAATGTTAAAAACCCGAGTGCGCCTATTATAAATATAGAACGGTTAAGGAAGTTACCAGAGCACATATTTGTGGAGAAGAATGATCCAATCTATGTGGTGCGTGCATCCAACGCGCCTGTTATTATTTGCGACTCGTTTGGATATGTGTCACATGAAAACGAATACAGTTTGTCTATAAAGGGACAGGTCATATTACCCAGTAAAAACCCCGAATATTTTCTCAGTTACTTGGAAGAACAATTTGAAGAATGATTACTATCGTGACTATATTGTTGGCTATCCTCAAGGACGAAAAGATACTAAAGACAGTTGCTATTGGTATACTAGATAAGCTTGTAAAGTCTACCGATAACAAGTTGGACGATCAAATATTGGATATAGTTAAGAAGTCACTCGATGAAGGATCCTGAACCGCGTAAAAAACGTCAGGCAGATATGAAGAAGAAGGACAAGAATATCATATACTCTAGCAAGCATATACGACTGGTCAATTTGCTACACGATAAATCCGTACACCCTCCTGATCCTCTACCGAAATAACTCTGAATGTAGGAGTTTTTGTTATTTTCATACCATCTTTGGTAACAAATGATTTCATTCTTTGGACTTCGCCCATTGGCATTTTGCGTTGGTACTTGAGAATGTATTTTTTGTTACCATTTAATATCATATGAGTTTCCATTACTATATAGTAGTTTTTCTTTTCGCACTATGGTTTTTCTTACATGGAATGGATTGTCCATGTGACAAAGATGTAAAGAGATGTTACAGAACAGAATTTTACGGTTTTCAATATGGGCATTTTGTGCTCTATGCGTTATTAGGTGCTTTGTATCCAAATGATTTTTGGCTCTGGATGTTTATTGGTCTTTTGTGGGAAATATTTGAATACTGGCTATCGTCGAGACCAGATGTAGTGCGTAGACATGGTGGATGCTTGTCCTCTTCTGATAAAGACACTCCACTATGGTTCAAGAAGGTACATAGTGGAGAACCCAAATATGAAAATTTCATAGATAGATTTTTCGGAATACAGAATTCATCTGAACATACTTGGCATTTTTCGGTAGGCGAAAATGTAACAAACGCGGTGGGATTCTTGGTTGGCAAGTGGCTGACTAGTTACTGAATGCCACACCGGCCATACCGTTCTTTATGCGCAGTACATTATAGTTGACGGCGTATGCACGGTGGATGGCGTTTCCGCCCGATGGGTTGACAAGTTGTAGTTTGGCGTTATCGATTCTGCTAAAGTTCAGAGTTCCTGTTGGTTGATGTTTGTTTAGGCTCAGACAGAAAGGCCATGTGAAGACTGGAATGTCATCAAGGATACTGTCTGCGATGTTGTCACAGTGCATGTGATGCACGACATTGTGGTGGTAGGTGTTGCTTGTGTTATCGAAGAGGGTTGTTCCGTTGATGTACATGGATGAGGACTGGAAGGTATATTCGTCATTTGCTGAAGTCGACGAGGTTGCTTTTCCTGATGCAAGGTGAACTGCCTTGACGGGATGGTTGAAGTATGAAAGGTCCACGTCTGTTTCTGTGTTTGAAGAGAGTATATACTGTACCTGGGTGATCAGAAGTTCTTGAGGATTTTCGGTGAACATTCTACGTTCGTCGGTGTCCAGGAAAATGTACTGAGCCCACACTTTTGGTGTCGAACCGGCTGTAAATCCGGCACGGCACTTGATGCGAAGTTCAACCTCGTGATACTGTAGTCCCACGAGGGGTAGACACTTTGTGTAGTCGTCGCTGAAGAAGAACGGTAGGATAACATAGTCCGAACCCGACCCGGAGTAGCCAACCGCGTTCTCCTTGGCAGTCTTCGTAGTGACTGCGCAGCTTGCTCTGGCTTGTGATGTTTGGTAGAGAGCATCGTGAATGTTCTGTAGGTACAGAGAGTCGAATGTCACAACCTTTTGACCTCCGATGTATAGATCGAACTCGAATAGTGTAGAGTCGTCGTTGGAGTAAATACCGTTTGAGTTGGTGCCGGTGGCCCTGATACTTTCGGCCTCGATCCAGACATAGCTCAGAAGATCTCCCTTTGAGGGAATCTTGACGACCACTTCGTTGCTCCCTGCGAATGTTCCGATATAGTTGATATTCTGAGGTTGGATGGAAAAGTTGGTATGCCTCTTGTAGTTTTGACGAAAGAAAGAAACTTCGGGGTTACCAGTGATGTACACATCCTGAGCTCCCTTGGCCACTAGATCTATAAGCGCTCCAGACATCTTTATTATAGTACTCTATTAAAAAAATAAACAGTTGGTTACTCAACTATGGTGGTCTTTCAGGCACTGACGTGGGAGTCGCGCGATGTTGAGGGTGAGCACTTGGTCAGTATATTTGGAAGAACTGAGGATGGTAAGTCTGTGTGTGTCACGACTCCGTTCAAACCCTACTTTTTCATAAAACTTCCGGATACAAATGTGCACGCGATCTACAAGGACTATAGGGCCTATGCAGAGTCCTATGAGCTCCTCAAGTCCAAGGACGTTTGGGGTTTTCAGAACAACGAAAAATTCCCTTTTATGAAGCTGAACTTTCGGTCCTTGGAGAATATGAGGAAATGTGATTCGAAGCTGAGACGTTCGCTCTTGAAGGTATACGAATCCAATGTGGACCCAGTGCTTCGCCTGATGCATAGGACTGGTATACAGTCAACCGGGTGGTTGGAAACGGGTGAGTGTGACCGAGCCCATCTTGCGCGGACCGATATCGATTTGTACTGCAGCAATTGGAGGGATCTCAAACCGGTGGAAAGAGATGATATTGCTCCGTTCATTGTTGCTTCGTTTGATATAGAGACACATAGTTCGACTGGGAAATTTCCCGATCCCTGCATCGACGAGGATGCAGTCTTTCAGATTGCCATCGCGCTGCGAAAAGAGGGCAAATACGATAAAACCTGCCTCTGTTACAAAAAGACAGCTCCTGTTGAGGGCGCGAACATAGTATGTTTTGAATCCGAGAAAGACCTTTTGATGGGTTTTAGTGCTTTTCTGAAGACGACTGACATAGATATTCTGACCGGGTGGAATATATTTGGGTTTGATTTGGAATATATTTGCAAGCGTGCAGCGAAAAACAATTGCCCGCTAGAGTTTTATGAGCTTGGGAAGTTATTGGATGTTCGAACCGAGGATATGGTCTATAAGCGTCTGTCTTCGAGTGCTCTTGGTGATAACATGTTGAAACTATTGCCCATGTCTGGTCGTTATATATTTGATTTATTTCACGAGGTGAAGAGAGAGAAGAAGTTGGATTCGTACAGTTTGAATTTTGTATCCGAAACCTTTTTGGGGGACAAGAAGATCGATATGCCTCCCAAGGAGATGTTTAAGCGTTTCGTAGAGGGTGATCCGCAGAAGCTGTCTGAGGTGGCCGAGTACTGTATCAAGGACACGTTGTTACCTCACTATCTCATGGATAAATTGTGTACTCTCTTGAATCTTCTTGAGATGGCCAAGGCGACTTGGGTTCCGTTGTGTTACTTATCGGAGCGGGGTCAGCAGATCAAGGTGTTTAGTCAGATTACTCGAAAGGCGAGGGAGCTTGGGTACATGGTTCCAACAATTCGTTGGGGGAAGATAGAGCCCCAGCAATACGAAGGTGCCACGGTACTGGAAGCCGTCAAGGGAGCCTACTATGTTCCTATAACGGCGTTGGACTTTGAGGGACTGTATCCATCTATCATGATGGCGCATAACCTATGCTATTCGACATTGGTTATAGATGAGAAATACGCTAATGTACCCGGAGTCAACTACGAGAGCTTTGAGATTGACGGAAAGACGTACAAGTTTGCGCAGGACGTGCCGAGTTTATTGCCGGCTATTCTAGATGAACTCAAACAGTTTCGAAAGCAGGCAAAGAGGGACATGGCGCGTTCGACGGGGCAAATGAAACAGGTGTATAACGGAAAACAGTTGGCGTACAAGGTGAGTATGAATTCCGTGTACGGGTTTACCGGTGCATCAAGGGGTATTCTCCCTTGTGTGCCAATAGCGGCCACAACGACGGCCGAGGGCAGGCATATGATTGAACAGACCAAGGAGTTGGTTGAAAGGGAGTTCAGGGGTGCCAAGGTGAGGTACGGCGATTCGGTCACTCCAGACACACCACTGCTTGTAAAGATCAATGGCAGAGTCATGACGAAGCGAATCGATGATATCGTAGATTCGTATGTTCAACGAGATGATGGGAAGGAGATTGGAACCGTCGATGCAGAGGTGTGGACCGAAAGAGGTTTTACAGCGATTCGTCGGGTTGTGAGACACAAGACTTTGAAAAAGATGTTCAGGGTTGTTACACACACCGGTTTGGCAGATGTTACAGAAGATCATAGTCTTCTACGACCCGATGCAACTATGGTTAAACCGTCTGAGCTTGCTATAGGTACTGAACTATTGCATTCAGATAACACTGATGCGCTTGGAAACCATGACACATCGGTGTCTCAAGAAGAGGCAGAAGTTATGGGATTTTTCTTCGGAGATGGGTCGTGTAGACACTACCCTCATCTTCAAAAGAGTATGTGGAATTTAAACAACAGTGACAAAACTGTTTTAGAGCACAGTCCCTTCGAGACTGACACAATGGAATCGTCAGGGGTGTCCGCAAAGGGTTGTGTGAAGAGTGTGGTAGACAGATATTCGAAGATGATGTATAACAAACACAGACAAAAGATAGTGCCAGCTTGTATATTGAATGCACCTGTTGAGATTGCCAAGGCCTTT